CTATTGGTGATATTAAAGAAGCAATTAAGTCTAATGGTGCATAACGCATTGTGTAAGAATAGTAACAAATTAAATAACAGCAAATAGTACAAAAATAAGCCTAACTGCTATTTGCTATATACATTGTTAGGCACTTTTAAAAAAATGGAACAAGAAATAAAAAACAAAATAAAAGGCCTTGAGGAATCTATAAAAGGCCTTGAGGAATCTATAAAAGAATTAGTAAAAGAGCTAAGTAGTAAAAAGACTTTAACAGAAAAAAGTATATTAAAAACCTACGATTGTATTGTAACAGAAAGAAAAATGATTAATAATTACAAAAGTTTTTTGGGTGAATTAAGAAATATATTAATAAATAAAACCAAAAAAAATGACACCATTTGAAATAGCACAAAAATACGTTTACGGAGAACACGATGCTTTAACTGACAACCAAGAAATAATTGATATGACTAAAGATATTGAACAAGCGATATCTGAGCAATTAATTTTATCTGGTGTTGGTAGTAGTTTGCCTGACTTGCAAGAATGTAACCAAGCAGCCTTAGATTATGCAGATAAAAAAGGTAATCCTGACTTCTTCTTAATAAAACAAGTTTTTAAAGAAGGTGTAAATTGGGCGTTAAATAAGGTGGTAAAAACATAATAAGGCATATTACTGCCAACGCTAAGTATAACAAACAGAAAATTATGGCTTGGAGATGAATGGAATGTTCCCGATATGATAAAAAGTTTCTTTAGGGTGCTTTATTGGTGGGAATAATTTATTGATTTTATATAGTGTTAGGCATCTGTATTAATTGTGCCTAACGATTTGGCTATGAATTTGTAGCTGATAATGACTAATTTTTTTTATTTGTATTTTTGAAATATGGATACTAATCAAATAGGATGTTTAGCTGAGTATAAATTTGCTACTAAAGCAATGGAGCAAGGATTTTATGTTTTATTTCCTTTGCTCAACTCTTCGCCTTATGATTGCATAGTGCAAACGCCTAAAGGTCTATTTAAAATACAAATTAAGTCAGTCCAGGAACATAGAGCAAGGCAACGAGTCCATTTACGAGATAACGCCGGAAAATCATACACTAAAAAAGATGTAGATTACTTTGCAATCTACTCACAACAAAAAAAAGGGTTTTTTATTTTTAAAAATAAAGATGTTCCAAAGTCTTTAGAAATATCGTCAAAAAAGTATTTAAAATTTTTTAATAACTTTGAAATAGTTTAAGTTTCTATTTGTTTTTTGTTTAAAAGCGCCACTATTTTAATGTGGTGCTTTTTTTTTATCTTTACACAAATTAAAATTATGAAAATAATTATTTTACAATCACTTTTAAGAGATGGCAAGCGATACAAAGAAGGCGATACAATAGATTTGCCTGATAATATTGCTAAGAATTGGATCAAAAAAGGTTTAGGCGATAAAATTAGAAAAAAGAAAAATAAAACGCCTTTCGAAACTAAAGAGCTAAAGGTAGAATTTACAGAAACTAAAAAAGATGAGGCGAGAAGTTAAAATAAACTCAACTACTGGAACAGAAATATTAACAACGCAAGAAGTTAAGGATTACGTCCGTATTGATACAAGCTCAGACGATAGTATAATTTTAGCAATGATTACACAAGCGCGTATATGGTGCGAAAATTATATCTCGAAAGATATAGTTGCAAAAAATAGAACGTATTATTTAAGCCATACGAACGGCGTTTACGACTTGCCATTTGGGCCAGTTGCTAGTATTTCAGAAATAACAATCGACGGAACAGCTACAACAGATTACGAAATTTTAGGTTTAGATAATGAAACAATAGAGCTAGATTCATCTTTAGCAGAAAACGTCAAAAGCACTTACATAACTTTAGGTTTAAACGACTCGTTAATTAAACAAGCTATGTTACAATTAATATCTACTTATTACGATAATAGGTCAGATTTTAAGACCGGTACAATAGTACAAGATATACCAACATCTACGACTACTATTTTAACTTCTTATAAAACAATGTTTATTTAATGGATGCCGGTAAATTAAATTCTAAAATAACAATTCAGCGACTTACAAAAGTTTCCGACAGCTTTGGCGGATTTAATTCTACTTTAACTAACATAGCTACTATATGGTGTAATTTAACGCAAATTAGCGGCATTGTAAGCGACAAACTAGGCAAAACAACACAAGACACGCAAATTGAAATAAAAGTTCGTAAAAATACCGCCGATTTAATTAATATAGGCGATATCTTTATTTTAGAAAACGGATCACAGAAATACCGAATTAATGAAAAGTTTGAGTTTGACTTAGATTTTTACTCTAAATTGTTAGCGACAAAGTCTGAATGAGCAATAATATAAAAATAGATCAAAAAGATTTAACTAGATTAAGACAAAAATTAAACAAATTGTCTTTATTAGATAGCAAAGTTCTATCCAATGAGTTAGGCGCTGCTGGTTTAGATATTGCAAGAATTGCTAATAAGAAAGCGCCATCAGACAAGGGAACATTAAGACAATCTATAAGGTCAGAAAAGCAAGGCAAAAGCGTTGAGGTAATTGCTGGAGCAAAATACGCTCCTTACGTTGAGTTTGGTACTGGTGGATTTGTAAATTTTGAAGATATGGTAGAACTTGGAATACCTAAGAGCTACGCGGCACAATTTAAAGGCAAGACAGACGGATTTATGAAACCTCAGCCGTTTTTTTTCGGATCGGCTAGAATAGGATTAAAAAAATTATTGAATCGCTTAGAGATTCAAATTAAAAAGGCAATAAAATAATATGTTAGATCCTATTAGATTTGTAAGAAAGGCGATAATTAATAAACTAACAGGAGCTGTAACAATTGACGGCGTTAATGTTCCAATTTACGGAAGAATACCAACGAGCGCCACATATCCGTTAATTAAAGTTTATTCCGTATCTACAAACGAAACAGACGAAAACCAAGACTCTTTTAATACTGAAGTCATTACAAGGATCGAATGTATAAGCAAATTTTATTCAGACGATGGCGGAGAGTTAGATACTAATTTAATGGTTTCTAAATGCCTAGAGCAAGTACGAACAAGGTCGGCTAATTATATTGATTTGTCTAGCGATAACTTTAAGGTTTACACTAGCGTAAATGAGGGCGTTTCATATGTTACAGACGATTTAAAAGATTATACTTACTTCCGCGGTATAATAGAATTATCAAACAAAGTAGAGCAATTAGTTGAGCAAATAAATGTATTTGGATTAACATTTGACACAACATTTAATTAAAAATTATGAGTATAAAAAGCGAAGCAATAATAATAAGAGATGAAACAACAACTGGAGCAAATACTGCTGCTAGAGTTGGTACTAATCTTGTATCAATTGCAGATGATTTAATAGCAAAACAATCTGAGATAGATTTAAATACTGCAAAGGTTAGTATAACTACTCAGCAATCAACTGATATAACAACAAACAAAGCAAAGGTTGGAATCACAACAGCACAAGCGAGCGAAATTACTGCTAACAACGCAAAGGTTGGAATAACATCAACTCAATCTAGCGACATCACAACGAACAACGCAAAGGTTGGTTATACGGAATCTTTAGTATCTGCTAACACATCTGTTGTAGCAAATACTGCTAAAATTTCTTTTGATAGTGCTTCAAGTACAAAGCTAGGAGGCATTGAGGCTGGTGCTGATGTTAATACTATTAACTCAACTACTACATCTGAACCAACTGGAAGTGATTTAGTTTATAATGTTGTTAGTTTAACACAAGCGGAGTATGATGCTGGAAGTCCAGTAGCAACAACATTTTACTTAATAGTCGGATAATATGGCTATAAAGTTAGGAAGTGCTAGTATATCAAAATTATACTTAGGAATCAATGAAATAACAAAAGCCTATTTAGGTGCTAATGAAGTTTTTTCAAGTGGAGATACAACATCTTTTATTACAACTTGGAGAACCACAACGTCTAATGAATCTATAACTATTCCTACAAATGGAGTTGGATATAATTACGATTTAACTACCTCTGATGGTCAATCTTTCACTAGTTTAACAGGAAGCAAGACAATAACTTTTGCTACTGCGGATGATTATGATGTAAGTATAAGTGGAGATTTTCCTAGAATTTACATCAATAATAATGCTACAAATAGAGTTAAATTAATTGATATAAAACAATGGGGTAATATTGTTTGGTCAAGTTTTCAAAGCGCTTTTTATGGATGCTCAAACTTAACTGGTTCGTTTACGGATGCACCAAACCTTACAAATGTGACTACCTTAGAACGAGCCTTTTACCAATGCTCGCTTTTTAATCAAAACATTGGTAGTTGGGATTTAAGTAATGTTACTAATATGAACAGAACATTTTTCCAGGCATTTGCTTTTAATCAACCCATTGGAAATTGGGAAGTGAGTAATGTAACCAATATGAATAGAATGCTTTTCCAAAATACTAATTTTAATCAATCTTTAAATTGGGATGTAAGTAGTGCAACAGATATAACTGTTTTATTGAGTGGGGCAACTTTATCAACTGCTAATTATGATGCTACATTGATAAATTTAGAAAGTAAATTACAAGCAACATATCCAAATGGAAATGGATATACATCAAATATTTCAACTAGTTTCGGAACTTCAAAATATACAAGTGGAGGAAATGCTTCAGTTGCTAGGGCTTCATTAATAACTAATTTTGGATGGTCAATAGTTGATGGAGGAATAGCTTAAAATATAAATATGAAAGAATTAAAAAATACAATTGTTTGTTATCCAACCAATGAAATTTGGTTTATATGTTGGGATAACACTAGAGCAGAAATAAAGGCTTATGGTTCTATTTTATCTACTCAATGTTTAGAAACTCCTTGGGTTGAAATTGACTATTACGACAATAAAGAACAATGGGCAGAGATACTAATAGAAAACGGATTTAATCCAAACGAACAAGTAAAACAGTTATAGCGACTTAAACAACAATTTTTAATTTTGTATTTTTGTATTTATAAAATTTAAAATTAAGTTTATGGCTTCAGATTTATACTACGCAAAAGAATTTCAAAAATTATCATTCGGCGATAAAGGTTTGCGAATAATAGCCGCGAGCGCTACATCTACAGCCGGAGAGAGCTTTTGTGCTATTCAGGCGTTAGAATCTACTACAATATCGTGCGACATTGACACAGTCGGAGGAGATACTTCTATAACTTCTTTAGCTTTAGTAGCTGGATCAATTATTTACGGAAACTTTGACGATGTAAGCGTAGCAAGTGGAAAAGTTGTTTGTTATTTAAGATAATTATATGATAGGATTAGGATTAAAAATTCAGGTAAATCCGTCAATTAATAATGCTATTGATAATTTACTAACCGTTTTACAAAGCAGAGCAACATACTACGAAAATGTTACTTGCACAACTGCAACATTAACCGAGTTAGAAAACATAGAATAGTATGGCAGATAATTTATTAGATAAAGCATCAATTCTACTTACACCAACTGCTTACAACAATGGAAGTATGTTAAGTGTAAAGCCAACGGATGGAGATGGAGATTTTACTTTTGTTCGAGGTTCAGCAGCTACTCGTGTAAATGCACAAGGTTTAGTTGAAGAAGTAACAGACACTAATCTACCTAGAATAAACTACGAGGGTTTCAGTTATGATGGTAATGGTGATATTATTCCTAATAGTGGATGTGGCTCGTGGCTTTTGGAACCTCAGTCAACAAACTTATTTGTACGTTCTAATGAACTTACTGATATTGGGAATTGGCCTAGAAACTCATCACTAATTACAACAGGAAATGCCACAATATCACCTGATGGTACTTTAAACGCAACTAGATTCGTAAATGTAGGTAATGGTAATAGGTTAGGGCAAGAGGTTGCTTTAACAAGTGGATTAACTTACACTTTTTCTTTTTATATAAAAAATAATGGAGGTAACGCAAGTCTTCTAGTGGATTTTGATGGGCAATCTGCTTCTCAATCATACACCATAACTAACGATTGGGCTAGATATGAGTTTACTTTTACTGCGACATCTACAGAGACATCTCAAATTAGACTTTTTAGGAGTGTTTCAGATATAGATTTATTTGCTTTTGGAACTCAATTAGAACAACAATCCTACGCAACCTCATACATCCCCACCTCGGGAGCATCCTCCACAAGGCTACAAGATTTAGCAACTGATTCGGGTAACGCTAGTTTGATAAATAGCACAGAGGGTGTTTTATATGCAGAGATAGCAGCTTTAGAAAATAGTGGAGAAAGCATTAGGGCTATTAGTTTAGGTGTAAATGGAGATAATAATCAAACTATAACTATACGTTTTCGTAATCAAAATAATTCTATAGGTTTATTTATGAAACCTTTAAGTCCCAATAATCTTAATTTAAGTACGGAAGCATTTAATATTTTAAATTTTAATAAAATAGCTTTAAAGTATAAAAGTGGAGAAATTGCACTTTGGATAAATGGTACGGAAGTTATTACATCAACAAATACACTTAATATAGTAGGTTTAAATAAATTAGATTTTAATTCTCTAGGCTCAAACAATTTCTTTGGAAAAACTAAAGCAATTGCAGTTTGGAAAGAAGCTTTAAGCGATAGCGAATTACAATCTTTAACAACAATATAATGAATATTTACAAAACAGTATTTGACACAGAGACACAAGGTAAACAAGTCTTAATTGATAAAGATGTATGGCAAGAAGTAACTGAGGAAGGAGTTACATCAATGCAGTATATTAACGGAACTAAGGCAGTTGTTTACATTGGTAAAGTTGTTAAAACACCTGGCACTTATGATCCAGACGGACACGAAATAACGCCTCCAATTTACTACGATGGTGTGGCGTATGATATAATGTCATCTGACACCTTATACTTTGGAAGCAATGAGGTATATCCAGCGGACAATGCAGCACATCAATTCTATGGGTTTCCTAGAAACGCAGAAGTGCCTAAAATATAAGATATGGATATGCAAGACCTTAAATTGGCGTTAATTAATTTATTTACTTTCTCTATGAGCTTCTCTAATGTCGAGCTAGGATTAAAATTAGTGTTACTAACTGTATCTATTGTATATACAGTTTTAAAAATTGTTAACCTAAAGAAAAAAGATGAGTAAATTCTTCAAAGAAATTGAGGATAATATGGATGAAGAGTTCTTACAAAGGCTTGACCAAGCAAGAGCATTTGCAGACATTCCATTTATTATAAACTCAGCGTATAGAAGTCCAAACCATCCTTTATCAATAAAAAACCCTAGTTCATCACATATTAAAGGATTGGCTGTAGACATAAAAGCTACTGACAATGTAACAAGATTTAAAATTATTGATGCACTTCTTTTTGTAGGTTTTAAAAGAATTGGAATAGCTGATACATTCATACACGTTGATATGGACTATGACAAAAGGCAAGAAATAATATGGACTTATTAAAAAAAAAGAAAGGCACTTTCTTTGGAAACCTTTTAAGAGGTGTTGTAGCAACTGGTAAAAAAGTATCACCAGTATTTGACGCTATAACTGGCGGTAAAATATCTAATATTTTAGAAGCTATTGGAGGGAGTAAAGAGCTTAATGCAGTAGAGAAAGAAATGCTGATAAAAGAGTTAGAGCAAGATGTGATAGAGATGCAAGAGGTAACGAAAAGATGGGAGTCAGATAACAAAGCTGATTCATTTCTCACTAAAAATATAAGACCTATGTCTTTAGCTTTTTTAACTCTTAGTCTTTTTATTTATGTGATATTAGATAGCTCTTTAGATTCTTTTAATATAGACGAACAATGGATAACATTATTAGGCAATCTACTAATGCTTACTTATGGTGGTTATTTTGGTGCTAGAACTTTAGAAAAGATTAGAAAAAAATAAAAAATATGTCAATTTTAGACGATGCAGTTTTTTTATTACAGCCGACAAGCGTTAAGGCTAGTAAGTTTTATTCTACTTTTCCGACAGACGGAAATGGTGATTTTACATTTACTCGTAATGCGATAAAAAATAGAATTGCAAAAAATGGATTAATAACTAAAGTACAAGCAAACGTACCTAGTTTATCATATAAGCCTATTAGCGGAGTTACTGACGGATGTCCCCACATTGCAATAGAAAAGCAAAGTACAAATATTATAATCTATTCCGACGATTTTAGCCAATGGGCAACAATTGGTAATGCTGTTGTAACAAATAATTTTATTACTTCGCCTGACGGAACTAAAAACGCCGCTAAAATTGTTTTTGATGGCACAGCAAACGCAAGAATAGAAATTCAAGTAACATCAACCGGAGAAATAACGCAATCAATTTATTTAAAAACAGAAACCGGAACACAAAGCGTAAAAATTGGCGCTATTTCTACAGATACGTCAACAGTAACAGTAACAACAGAATGGCAAAGGTTTACACATACTTCGTCTAGTGGTACATTTCCGCGGGTTTTGTGCAACGATGCTAATACTATTTATGTAGCTCAAGCGCAAGCAGAAAATACATCTTTCGCCTCTTCATACATAAAAACTGAAGGCGCTACATCTTCTAGAATTTCAGACGGCCCATTTACGTCAGACTTTAGCAGCTCTGTAACATTTCCAGCAAATACATCAACGCTTGTATTATGGTTTTCTTATAATGGTAAAAATGGCGATTTTTTTAAATTGCTACGATTTGAAGATTCCGCCGGTGGTAATTCTTTACGATTAGAAGTTCCGACAGACAACACTATTAACATTTACGGCGATAATATAAGCGCATCAGGATTAATAACAAATGGTTTTACTTTAAATCCTGGAACTTTATGTAAAATTGCTATTTCTTATGATGCAACACAAACAAAAGTATTTATTAATGGTTCAAGCGTTACTATTAACGCGCCTACTGGCGTTTTAAATATAATAAATAAGATTTATAACAATACAAATAGTATGAATAATATTAACACTCATAGGGCCGCAGTTTTTAACACAGTTAAAACAAATAGCGAATTAACTACTTTAACATCTTAAAATATACTAATTAATAATTTTTGTATATTTACAGAAAATTAATAATATTTAAAATTATAATAAATGGCTACTACTGGAGTATTTAACGGAACTAATTTAATCTTAAAAATAGAAGGTACAGCCGTTGGACATACTACTAGCTGTTCTATGTCTATCTCAATGGACACGCCTGAAGCAACTACAAAAGACTCCGCTGGTTTTTCTGAGTACATCGGAGGAGTTAAAGGGGGAGAAATTTCTTTCGAGGGATTAGTTGCCTACGACGATACGGCCAACGTGATAGAAATGAACGACTATTTACTAGCTAGAACGCAATTAACTTGTATTTTCGGAACTACAGAGGCTGGAGATGCAATTTACACTGCTGAAGCTTTTTTATCTAGTGTTGAAATGTCAGCAGAAATGGAAAGTGCCGTAACTTATAGCGGATCATTAACTATTACTGGAGCTATTGTAAAATCTACTAACTAATATCAATTAGTTATATCTTATAGGCCGCCGTCATTTTATGGCTGCGGCTTTTTTATTAATAAACAACTTTTTAAAAATGACAAACAAAAAAAGAGGTTACATAGATGTAAGAATCGGTAACAAAGTACGCACGCTTCATTTTTCTATGAACTTTTGGAGTGAATTTACTGAGCAGTTAGGAATATCTTTAGAAGAAATTGGCGAAACCTTTCAAAACGGAATATCTATAAAAGGATTAAGGGCCTTAGTTTATTCAGCAGTATTAGCAAATGACCAGGAGCAAGGCAACGAGGTAGATTATAATATCTTTTCTGTTGGTACTTGGCTCGATGAGTTAGACGCTGAAAAAATTAATGTAATTGTTGAAACTATGCTGCAATCTAAAATTTTAGGTAATAGTTTAAATGGCGAAACTCCTACCAAGGGAAAGCGACAGCCGTCAAAGAAAAGGTAGATTTTGATACTTTAACCGATTATTATATCGGTTTAATCGGATTAAACCCTGTCGAATTTTGGCGGCAAACGTGGAGAGAAAATGCGCTATTAGCAGAATGCTATCATAAAAAAACCAATCTATCCTGGGAGCAAACGCGATATGTTGCGACAATGATACACAACGCAAAATGTGAAAAGAAATCACAAATGATAAAGCCGGAAGATTTATTTAATTTGCCTATAGATGAAGAGCGAAAAAAGAAAAGATTTGAGGCTAAATCTACAGAGCAAGAAATGAACGATTTTTTAAAGAAATACGAGGCAATGACTAAAAAAGAGGCGTTTAAATAAAGCGTCTTTTTTTTTGTATTTTTGTTATTATATTTAAAATATGATCGACCAAAATTTAAAGGTTAGAATTACCGGAGACGCTTCTAATTTAGTGAGCGCGTTAAAGCAAGCTAATACAAAAGTTTCAGCGTTTGGTACTGCAATGAAAAACGCCGGTAGAAATCTTTCTATAGGTTTAACGCTTCCTTTAGCAGTTGCCGGAGGTGCTGCGATAAAATTCGCTAGTGACTTTCAAGAGTCAATGAATAAAGTTGACGTAGCGTTTGGAAATTCAAAAAAACAAGTAAAAGACTTTGCACAAACTACACTAAAACAGTTTGGTATCGCCGAGGGATCTGCCTTAGATATGGCCGCTTTATTTGGAGATATGGCTACGTCAATGGGTTTAACAAGACCAGCCGCCGCCAATATGAGTACATCTTTAGTAGGATTGGCTGGAGATTTAGCCTCTTTTAAAAATATAGGAATAGAGCAAGCTACAACAGCTTTAGCCGGCGTGTTTACTGGCGAGACGGAATCTCTTAAAAAATTAGGTATTGTGATGACTGAGGCAAACTTAAAACAGTTTGCAATGGAACAAGGCATCTCCTCAAATATAAAAACAATGTCTCAAGCTGAAAAGGTGGCTCTAAGATATAAATTTATTATAGCCAAAACAGCAAATGCGCAAGGAGATTTCGGAAGAACAAGCGACGGAGCAGCTAACCAAATGCGTATATTTCAAGAATCATTAAAAGAATTATCCGCTAAATTCGGACAAGTTATTTTACCAATGTTTACAAAGTTGGTGTCTTTTGCTAATGGCTTATTACAAAAGTTTTCAGAATTAAGTCCAACAACAAAAAAATTAATTATTGTTATTGCTGGAATTGCTGCGGCTCTTGGGCCAGTTCTTTTTATTTTAGGAACTTTGGTAACTTTAGCGCCAGCCATAGGAACAGCGCTAACTGTTATGATGGGGCCTATTGGTTTAATAGTTGCCGGATTAACTGCAATTGCTGTTGTAATTTATAAAAATTGGGCCGGAATAAAGCAAGCTCTAGTAGATGTAGCTAATTATTTTATTGATTTATATAACAGCTCTATACCATTTCAGTTAGCAGTAGATGCGTTAATAATGCACTTTAGAAACCTTTTAGCAGTTGGTAAATTTGTATTTTCTACACTTTTAACTATTATTAAATTGGCTGCTAGTAATATTTTTACTGTCTTTAAAGGTATTGGCGAAATTATAATGGGAATTTTTACGCTTGATCCTGAAAAAATAAAACAAGGTTTTACAAACGCCATTAGCGGAATTGGTACAAACATATCAAACGCTTTTGACGCAATTAAAACAGACGCTAGTAATTTAGGTACAAGCGTTGTAGATAATTTTAACGAAGCACTAAAACAAAAAACTATAGCGCCAATTGTAATACCAGTACAAATAACAACCGGCGGAACATCTGAGGACACAGCAACAACAGACGAAGAGGGAGGAATACCAACTAAAGCCGCAGCAGTTTCAGGAATGAGTGGAGTTGGTGCTGCTGGCATACAGACGCCAATTAGCGATATGATTGCCGCAGATACCGAAAGACTGCCAACAGTTATAGCCGAACAACAAGAGGTTTTAGGAAATGCAAGATTAGCAGCATTACAACAAGCTGCGGCCTTTAATGAAAGAGTAGGACAAATTATCACTAGCGGATTGCAAAACTTAGCTTCAGGAATTGGAGCAGCTTTAGGAAATGCAATCTCAACAGGAGGAAATTTAGTTAATGCTTTAGGTGGTTTATTACTTGGTACAATTGGAAGTATTGCTATTCAATTAGGTAAAGCCGCAATACAAATAGGTATTGCAATGAAGGCAATTAAATTGTCTTTTAAAAATCCTTTTACCGCAATTGCTGCTGGTATTGCTTTAATTGCAGTAGGAACAATGATTAAAAATACATCTTCAATTGTTAGCGGCGGCGGCGGCGGAGGCGGCGGCGGTGGTAGAATATCAGGAAACATCGGAGGAGGTTCTGTAAATTCAGGCGCTATAAGTGGGGGCGGTGGTGTTACGGCTTTTGCAAATGGTGGAATAATTAGCGGGCCTACTATGTCACTTATGGGTGAATATCCAGGCGCAAAGTCAAATCCGGAAGTAGTATCTCCATTAAATAAATTAAAAAAATTAATAGGAGATAGAAGCACAGATGGAAACATAAATGTAACTGGCGAGGTTCGCGTCGATGGCCAAGATTTATTAATAGCAATACAAAGAGCAAATGAAACAGCAGAAAGACTTTATTAATGGCATACGGCGTAAAATATAGATTAGAGTTTTCCGACGTCTTAGGATATCGCAAGAAAATTGAAATACATAAAAAAGACTATACTGGTAGCGTTTTGCCAATAATAGGCACAAGCTCGCCGGTAGTGGTATCGTGGCAATCTTCAGACGATTTTTATAAACCAATTATCGGATCAAAATGTCAATTAAATTTAATGGTAACTGATTCAGTTACATACGACGATTTTTACAAGTTTGACGAGCGCGAATACAAAGTAATTATTTTTTACGCACAAACTCAAGCTGACGAGTACTCGGATAGAGTTTCAGCAGATGGCGGACAGACTGAAAGCATTAATTGCTTAGGCAATGTAATAAGCGATTACACAAGCTCTGATGTTTGGGCGGTTTATTGGTCAGGGTTTTTGGTAGTTGATAGGTATAAGGAGAAAATAACATCAACGCCTTTTGGCGTATCTTTTAACGCTTTTGATGGTTTAGGTACTTTAAACAATTTTAACGCGCCTAATGGCTACAATAGCAATAACGCGCCAGTAAATACTACAAACATTAAGCGCATATCTGAAATATTGCAAAATTTAGATTTAGATTTAGATATTTACATCGCTTCAGATATTAAATTTAGGCAATACGGGCCAGCTGCAGATTTTGAATTTGAAGAACTAACTACATTAAATTTTGGTTATGACGAAATGAGCGCAGATTTTGCTTTAAATACTGCAAAATTTCAACTAGAACTTATTTTAAAACAATTTAATTTACGGATTTTTCAATCTATGAATAAATGGTACATCGTTGAAGGTACTAATATGTTTGATTATTATGTAAAAGATTTAATTTTTAACGAATTGCAACAAGGAGGAACGCCAACAGCAATAAGAGCGAAAATTTTAACACAATTTCAAAGCACTAATAAGGAGTTTTTAGATTTCAGAAAATACAACTATTTAGGCGCATCTTTAGCTAAGGAACGTAAGCAAGTACTTTACAGTACAACGGACTTAAAAGCCGTCGGAAACAACTTAGTAAGGGAGTACTTACAGCCAGCGTCAGAGGTGCAGCTAACCGGAAATTATATAAAAACAAAAAACTCTTTTTATAATGCTGGTTTTGAATACGGAGATTTTGGATTTACAATAGAAGAAAAAACTATCGGAATAGGTGTAACTACTCCATACGCTGTAATAGCAACGGATGAGGTATCTTTTAAGGGAAAAAGGTCATTAAAATTAGCCGATGTTGCTCCTATATCCGGAGCAACAGAAATGTTTTATTTTGATACTCCGACTTTTAATCCTCAGGAGTTTTCTTATAATCAATTTTCGTGCAAATTGAAGTACTATTTATCGTTGCCAACATCACAAAGCACAACAACAACGGCCACAATTCAATATGTAATACAAACTACTTTAAACGGATCGGCTAGAAGATGGAACAATGTCGCAAAAGAGTTTCAGGTATCTGCTCCAATTAACGAGGTAACAGTTTCTTCACTTAATAAATGGGTAGATTTAAGCGTACAATTAAGCGACCAAGGGTTGGCAAGCAACAGCTCAACAAGTTCATCAATTAGGTTTTTAATTTTAAACGTTATTTGTAGCGATTCGGATTATGAAACTACCTATTTCGATAACTTTTTAGTAGATCAATCTAAGTCATCAGCAGACGAAAGCTCTCAAACTTTTGTTTCTAAATTGACTGGAAATGGCGTAAATACATCAATTCAAAAATTAACTAGGCTAGCGGATCAAAAATTTGGATATTATAGAACAAGAGACCATTTTCCAGTATTAACTTTTAAGCCAAATTCAAAAACTCTTATGACTGTTTTAGGTCAGAATGTAGCAAATGATTATCGCGAATATGTCTCAAGATATACCGGAACTTTTAGAAATATTAATAGAGTGCCGATGTCTTTTCATAATAAAATATGGTTTTCCTGGATTGGCATAGAAACTGATCCTCAATCTAATGTATTAGATGGTTTAACATATGATGTAAAAAACGCGCAATATTCAGTTAAATCACATTTACCAAACAATGATGACGATGTTACAATAACTCGTATAATTAACTAACTTTTTTCTTTTCCTTTTGTTTGTCAGCCGTCGTTTAACTTTTTAGTTATTCGGCGGTTTTTTTAAAATAATTTTTTTTATTTGAAAGTTTTTTTTTATTTTTGCGTATATAAAATATAAAAATATGTTTGAACAAAATTTTAACAACGAAATGAAGCGCCTTAAATTAAAGCGCTATGATGTTTGTAAAACATTATGTTGCACAATGCCAACTTTAAAAACAAGATTACAAAACCCAAAAACTTTTACAATAAATGAAATAGCTGTATTACAAACTAACGGATTTAATTTAGACGGCATTTCACTAATACTTAACATTTAATCAATTAACCCTATGAAAACAATAGATATTAAAGGAAAGCAGTACATTACAGTAAACGAAAGGCTTATATATTTTAGAAATAATAATGATTTTTTAAATTGGCAAATTTTAGAGGATATTGTCCAGCTTGATGAAATTGAAGGCGTGTTTAAAGTTACTATTTTAAATAGTGAAGGAGCAACAATGGTAACAGCACACGCTCAAGAGTCTAGAGATTCATCTTACATCAATAAAACCTCTTTTTTAGAGAATGGCTTTACCTCGGCACTAGGTAGGGCGTTGGGATATTTAGGTATTGGTATTGACACTTCTATAGCGTCAGCTAATGAGGTACAAAATGCAGTTAAAAACCAAAACAAAACGCCAAAAGATGACAAAAAATGGCTTACAGAGTCACAATTAAACGCCACTTTAAAAGCAAGCGTAGAACAAGCTACAACAGTTTTAAATACGTTTAAAATGAAAAAAGAGTACAAACAACAAATAATAAATAAGTTTAATTTAAAATAGTAAAATATGAGTAAAATAAAAAAATTTACAATTCACTTTGCACAAAATAATGAAAGTATTCCAAATTTTGTATTTGATAGTTTAATCGAACTTATAGGATTTACACTAGCAGAATCCAATAGTGATAAAGTTTATTTGATAAGCGTTTTAGATGAATTTTTTGTAAGTTGTGATATTCAAACAGTTATTACATCTACTAATTCTTTTATAGATTCTTTCAACAAAGCTAGTTTGTGGAAATTTAAATTTAAAAAAAAATATATAAAAAATATAGATTATTTTATCAAG